GCCGCCAGGAAGCAGCCACGCGTCGCCGCATGATCGAAATTCGCATCAGCGCGCCGAACGCGAACGCCCTCGCGTCGCGCATCGGTGCTGCCGCAACGGCCCTGCCGGGCGCGCTGCACCGATGCGCGACGCGAGGGCGTTCGCGTTCGGCGCGCTGATGCGAATTTCGATCATGCGGCGACGCGTGGCTGCTTCCTGGCGGCGCGCGTGACGAGCTTGAGGTGCGGCATGACGCCGCGGTGCTCTTCGACGCGCGAGATCGTGAGGTCGAGGCCACTCGCGAGGCGCACGACGTCGCCGTCGTTCACGATGGACGGTACGGCGAGGAACGGGGTGAAGACGTAGTAGAGCGCGCCACCAGGCGCATCGGTGTTGAAGAGCGTGGGATCGTCGCTGCGGACCGGCTGTACCGAGACGCTGATCCCCGAGGCCATGGTCTGCGTCGGCGTCGACTGGTCGGCCGTGCCGGTCTTCCGGTGCCGCAGGATGTCCGCAGTGTCGTTCGCGCCGAGCAGCATCAGGCGTACTGGCGGTAGGGACGGAGTAACTGCTCCACGTCCTTCGAGAGGTAGAACACGGGCGAAGAGGACGAGCGCGACCCCTCGAAGTCCACTTCCACTTCACCGGTCTTGAATCGCGAGACACCCTCACCGGCGCGCTTGGCGTCCGAGAAGAGCAGCGCGACGATCTTCCACACGGCCACCTCGACGCTGGCTGGCGTGGTCGCGTAGCCGGCGGTGTACGTCACGAGGACGTTCTTCCGGTTCACGAGCGGGCCCTGATCCATGAATAGGCCGGGGGTGGTCCCCGGCGCGGCGTTGAGGCGGAGGACGCGACCGTCCATCTGCGTCACGACCACACTGTTCAGGGCGTCCGCGAGTGCGCTGTCGTAGAGCGTCGTGAACTCCGTCTGGCCAATCTCGATCTTCGAGACGGCGGTGATCGGGCCGTGCGCGAGCACGAGTTCCGTGGTGCCGCCGTCGACGCGCTCGCGGGTGTAGGCCGTCGAGAGGAGCGTCCGGCCGCTCTTCCCGAGGCAGTAGACGTTCACGGCGTCTTCGGCGGCGTCTAAGAGGGCGGTGAGCAGGGTGTCGTTCGTGGACCCGCTTACCTGCAGGTACGTCTTCGTCTCCGCGAGCGTCGTGTACAGAGCCATCGGCGCGCGACGGTTAGGCGCGCTTCGTCCTGCGCTGCTTCTTCGTCAGAGCCGTGTTCGCGCGCTTCGGGAGGTCCTTCTCGACAACTGCGTCCGCAGGGACATCAGCGGGTTCGTCGGCCTCCTCGACCTCGGGAACCTCCAGCATGACCTTCCGGTGGTAGTTGAGGAGGAAGCGCGCGTACTCCTCGTCCTCGACCTCGAAGACCTGTCCGGGCTGGATCTCGACCTTCTCGTCGTTCGGGGTGAGGCGGACGCGCGTGGGATCGGTTCCGTTCCACTGCAGTTGCATTGCTCGTGAGAGGTGATGGAGTCGCCGCGAGGCTCCCCGCGTGAGGAGCCCCGGTGGCGAGTCCACAACCGGTCGTTAGACCGTGACGTTGTAGATGAGCGCTTGCGCTTTGGCGTCAGTGGTTCCGGCGTACGGGAAGACCTGGCCGTAGCGGAAGCTGGCGGTGAAGCCGACTTGGTCGTTCTTGTCGTCGACCCACGGCTTGATCTTCAGCTGGCGGCGGAAGCCGACGTGCACGGCCGGCTTGTTCACGAGCAGGATGCGGCCCTTCACGTTGTTGCCGGCGGTGACGCCGTCGATGCGGCCGTTCGCGTCGCCCTTCACGAGGTACGACGTCGGCAGCACCTCCATGCCGTCGATGGCCGAGAGCACGCCGTTGACGATCGTGGCCTTGGTGCCGAACTTCTCGACGGTCTCGACCTGCCCGAGGTTCAGGATCTTGTTGTAGGTCGCGATGTCCATCACCGCGACGAGCTCGGTCGGATCGACGCCGCGGAGACCCATGAGGGCACGGCCGGCGCGGATGTCGCCGGTGTCGAGCGTCCCGCCGTCGTACGTGGTCGAGTTGGAGAAGCAGGCCTTGAGCAGACCGTTGTGCCGCGAGTACGGCAGCGTCGTGGAGGCCGCGGCACCGTAGGCGTTGATGTTCGTGGTGCCGGTCTGCGTGTCGCCGTTGATCAGGTACTCCTCGAGCGTGGAGCGGTACGCTTGGCCGATCTTCGCGACGACGTACTTCTCGAAGTCCTGGTCGGTGACGTTGTCCTCGAGCATCTCCGTCGAGATCACGACGCGGCACACGGCCTTGCGGGCGGTGACGGTGGTGTCGGCGGTGCCGGCCCGAGACGAGGTGTAGGGACCCGCTGCGGTCGGCTCGTCGTCGTTCTCGTCGGCGTTGTAGAAGATCGGATCGTCCCCTTCGAGGAACAGCGTCGAGGTGGCGGACGGCAGGTCGTGGATGTTCTCCTCGGGGATGAGCGAGAAGAGCGTCTTCTTCTGCCGCGCCTTCTCGAGGATCTTCGGCACGTAGGCCGAGAAGTCGAACTCGGCGCCCGCGCCCGCCTGGGTGGTGGCGTTCGCCTCGTTCGCCTTCGTCTGGACGTTCGCCATGTCGCGAAGCGTCTTCAGGAGGTCATTCATGGGGTGGTGGAGAGGTAGGGGGTCGGGGGAGCGGCTTACGCAGCGCGCTTGAGGGACAGCAGCGCTTGCCGGAGCGACGGCGTCGGCGCGTCCGCAGGCTGTTCGCCATCGGCGAGCATCCGCTGGGGTGTCGCGACGAGCGCCTTCTTCGCCGGGAGCTTCGCGAGCAGTTCGTCCTGCGCCTTCACGCGGCTGCGAAGGCCATCGACCTGCGCGGCGAGGGTGGCCACGACGTCGACGAGGGCGTCGATGTCCGCGTCGAACGCGGCGCGGACGGCGTCGATCCGGCGTTCCATCGCGGCATCCGGCTGCGGCGCTTCGTCTGCCTCGGTCGGTGCGTCTGGAGCATCCTCGGCGAGGAGGTCCTTAATGGCGGCGATGCTGGCGGCGCGATCAGACGCCGGGGTGACGGCGTCGTCTGGCTGCTCGTCCGCATCGTCGGTGTCGGTGTCCTCGGCCGCCGCGTCTGCGACGGTCTCCGTGCTGTCGTCGGCCTGTTCCTCTGAGGCGGCCGTGTCCTCGTTGTCAGCACCCTCCTCGGATACGGCCTCGTCGGCCTGCTCCTCAGTGGGTTCAGTGGCGGTGGTGTCGGGTTGCGCGGCGTCGCGCTGCTCCCGTTCGGGTGGCATGTCGGGGTTGGGGGTAGTGGGATCGGCAGAACGGTGGGCCATCCAGGACTTGAAGGCGCGGAGCATGACGGCCTTCGGCTGGAAGAGGGCTTCTTGGTTGGCGGGGACGGCGACCACGGAGATCTCGACGAGCTCCAGCTCCGTGATGGTCGGGACTTCCGTCTCCGTGTCCATCACGTACTTCTTCACGAGGAAGCCGATCGAGAACGCGCGGAGGACGCCGGCCTTGATCAGGGCCTTCTTTTCCTCGTTGACGACTGCGCAGCGCACGCGGCAGCCCTCGTCCGTGACTTCCAGCTCGACGCAGACGCCGATGGGCTGCTCGTCGTCGTGCGCGAAGAGCACGATCGGGTTCTTGAGGTAGTTCTTGATGCCTTTCTTGAAGGCGTCTGCCGCGACGATCTCGCCGTAGCGATCGACGTCCGGCGTCGAGGCGTAGCCCTCGATGTACAGGGCGTCCTCGGGGATCTCGGTGCCGTCCGGCGCGACAGTGGCCTGCTTCTCCGAGCGGGAGATGCTCTTGATGCCGAGGGTGAGTTCGAGGCGGTCTGATCGCGTCGCGTCGCGATCCAGCGCCGGTGCGGTGGGCATGAAGCGGAGGGGGAACGGAGGTGGTCAGTCGCAGCGTCCAGTCGGTCGCTCGGTGCCGTCAACCCCGTCGTCCAGCGCGTCCGGGAAGATGGTGGTGAGGAGCGCGTCGAGCTCCGCGTTCAGGGCATCGAGGTCGAGACGCGTCACGCGCTGCGGGGGTTGGTGGACCGGCGTCTCCTGCCCTGGGAATCGCGTCCTGACGCCCTTCGCTTGGTGGGGATTCGTGCCGTACGGTGCGGCGACCCTGTCGAGGATCGTCCGGATCGCCGCGCCTGACGTGTCGCCGACGATGGCCGGCCAGTGCGGGAGGCCGCAGGCGTTGCAGAACGGCTCGGTGAATCGAACGGTTCGCCGCGACGTGGCGTCGCAGAGCGCGCAACGGACCACGCCCGTCTGGTGGTCGAGGTGGAGCGTCGCGCTCGCGCAGGGGACGCAGACGCCGGGCACGACGTGCAGTCCCTCCATCGGGATGCCGCGGTCGTCTCGCTTCGGGGTGGTCGTCCTCGTCGGCTTCGTGTGCACGGTTACGTGTCGATGAGGCGGTGCCGTTCGCCGCAGCGGCAGCGGTTGTGCGCGAGCGGCCCGTCGTGCCCAGAAGGGTACGGTTCCTCATCGGGGATCCACCCGGCGCGCTCGTTCTGCTCGCAGACCTCTTCGACGCGCACGTCCCCCACCGTCTCCCACTGCTTCTCGACGCGCTTGCCCGCGCGGCGCGCGTGCGTGCGTACGGCGGAGCGGCGTCCGTCGAGGAAGGCGTGCTCCGGCTCGTAGCGGCCAATGCCACTCGCGCGCGCGAGCGAGAAGACGCCGGCGTCGCGCTGCCCTTCGATCTCCGCGAGGATGGCAGCGATGCCGATGCCGGCAGCGAGGTCCGAGGCGACGATGTGGAGGATGCGGTCCGAGGTGAAGGCGTGGATGCCCGCGATCGACGGGCGGAGCACGTCCTCCACGTAGGCGTCGAGCTCCGGCGCAGTCGGGCCGACGCCCGGTGAAACCTCGAACTCCTCGTTCGCGGAGCGCGCGCCGAGCAGCCACGCCTGCGTCGCGATGCGCGTCATGGGCGGACGGAGTACCTGCGGAGCGAGCACGGATGCGACCTCCTCCAACAGGGCGTCGTCCTGCTGCGCCGCCTTCAGCCGTGCGCGCAGGACGCGGCGCACGGCGTCCAGCTGCTGCTTGAAGCCGCGAACGACGGCGTGCCGCATGCGGCGCTGGAGGAGGTTTCGCTCGGCCGCCTTCGGACGCGCCGCGAGCGCCTCGAAGTAGCCGGCCTCTCGCCCTAGGACGTGGCGTGACGCTCGCCGACGTCCTAGGGCGAGAGGCCGGCTACTTCGAGGCGCTCGCGGCGCGTCCGAAGGCGGCCGAGCGAAACCTCCTCCAGCGCCGCATGCGGCACGCCGTCGTTCGCGGCTTCAAGCAGC